AAGTATCAATCAATAAAGTTGTATCACTTGTGAAATCGTTTCCTTTAATTAAACATGCTCTACCACTTATGTTAATTCCTGCATCATCCACTTTATCATCGAACAAATTGTTCAAAATCATTGCCCTATAGATTGTTTTTACCGATGCAGTACCAAGTATAGCTGTTGCCAAACTTGTAAACTTACAATCATTAATCATTGCATCTGGAACACTATTAAGTCTAATTCCATAAAGTGCTGTTTCTACTGTACTTCTAAAAATACAATTTTCAGCATGAAATCCTATCCCGGTAACTGCTACATCAATAGCTCCACCACTTGTTGCTCCGTTTGGTCTGAATCTAAATCCACTAACATAGACATCTTTTGCATTTACTGTCAAGATAACTCCCTCTGCTGTACCAACTGTCCATAAGATTCCCTCAGGGCCATTACCACAACCGATAATTCTCAATCCAGTTTGTGCTGTTGTGATTGTTACTGATTCTGTGTAATCTGTTGTTTCATCTGTTTCCTCAGAACCTTTTACAAAAATTGTATCATAAGTTCCACCTGCAGCCAAACTTGCCGCAACTGCTTCTGCAATTGTGATATAAGCTTTTGTCCAAGATGAACCATCATCACTTGCTGATCTGCTTGAATCCACATAATAAACATTTCCACCATTCATAACACCATTAACTCCTTTTGTAAAAGTTACATGTTGATCCCAGTTATATGGGCCATTTCTATAAGGTGGACTTGCCGGGTTTCCTCCAGTACTTCTTAATCCTTGATTCCCCATTTTATTTTAATAAAATGACAAATTAATAGGCATAAATGATTATAGATTTTACCCCAGTATCACTTCCACCTAAATCAACAGTTAAAGTACCTGAACTAACACTTGTTGTTGGTGCCTGATCAACTACTACACTTCCAGTTGTAGTTTCATCATAAACTGTAACTCCATGAACCTTAGTACATCCAAACTTAGATAAATCTACTGTCACATCATCTGTTCCCCCAACTGTTGTTGATGGACAAAGAACATGAATTATTTTTAATCCAGCATTTGGTAACACCTCAGTGTTTACACAGTCATCTTCACTTACTATTGTTGTCATATTTTTATACCTCCCATTATTTAATTATATTTTTAAGAGTTTTTTTCTCTTGTTATTTTTTCTTAAAATTTAAAAATAAATTTAAAAATCTAAAAAATAACAAAAAAGATTATTGAATATCGTCTATGAAACTATTGAACTTTGTGTTCCTCATGATAAGGCACTCGTATATTTTCAACATAAACTTTTGTGAATCATTAGTTTTTGCTAAATCTTCATAAGTCATATCTTGTAAAACTCTCATTTCAATATAATCTGTATCTAAGAAATATATCTGCTTTGCGCCAGATGTGTTTGATAAATACATACTTGGGATCACAGGTATTGCTCCAACCAAAGTTTGAAGTACAATTGATGCACTTACTCCGAATGGCAATTCTCCTGCCATATCACTTGGATTGTATCTAAAAGTATCAATTATGATCTTTCGAATATCCTGGACTACTGAACTTGATGCTACTGAAATTTTTGGTCTTCCACCATCATCAAAAGCATATCTTACAGCTGTTTCAATATCATCCCATGTTAATGCAGCACCATCAAGATCAACTACATTTTCTGTACCTTGTAACTTAACAATTCCTGAGAATTGTGTTGCTGTTGAACTTGCGTCTCCATTTATAATAAGATTTTCTTCGAGTTCTCTTATCTCCCTTGCTTTCATAATAACTTCTAACTGTTTTGCATTTGGGACTCCTGATGGACTAAATGGACTACCACTACCTAAACCTGCCCCTGTTGGTTGAAAACCTTCAAGAATATAGCTAGGCATTGCAGCTTGCATTTGGCCTGTTATTCTTCCTACAGCGTATAAATACTTGATTGCAGTACTTGCTCGATCATAAGTATCATTTTTTTCTGGTAATGCAGCATCTTCTGCAGCAGTATAACCGCCACCTTTAGCTGTTATAATATTATAATCTGCTGTCAATCCTTGATTTGTTACTCTTGGGATTAATTCAACTAATGGTGTAAATTTTCTTGTTGTATCAACAATTCTTGGATCTACATAAATAGGCACAAGTGCATATCCAGCAGTTCCCGGTCCGCCAGTAGTTGAGGTTAATGCTTTCATACCTATTGACATAAGTTCTTTTAACTTAGGTCTATAATCGATATTTTTCCAAGCATCTGCATATCTAGTTCCAGATTTTAAAGCTCCAAAAGAATGTGCATAAGCACCTTTAGCATCATAGTCTCCCACAATTGCTGTTCCTATTCCTTCCATTTTTAAGCTATTATATCCAAAGGATTTAAAGACTTTTCTTCTTCAAAATTCTTAGATTTATCTTGCTGTCCAATTTTACTTTTTAGCAAGGGTTTATTAAGAATTGATTTAATTTCACTTATCTCTTCTTTGAGCTTTTGAATTTCAGATTTCTCTTCAATTTCATCTTTCTTTGAAACTTTCTTTTTATCTTCCTCTTCGTCATCCTCTTTTTTAGGATCTTCTTTCTTTTTAGATTCTACTTCAGGTTCAGCTTTAGGTTCAGTTTCAATTTCAGTTGTTACTTGCTCATTTTCAGATGTTTCTTTATTATCCTCTTTAGACATTTTTTTAACCTCCTTTAAATTTAATTTAGTATCACTTTCGTGAGTATGAGATTTGACTTCTAATTGTTTAGAAATTTCAGGGTTTGATTTTCTTTCTTTTTTATAATCATCTAAAGATTTAATTGATTTCATAAAAATTTCTTTATTTAATGCATGGGTATTAATTGGATTTCCGGTTAGGGCAACATTTAGTAATGTAACATCATCTAATAATCTTATTTCTTTACCTTCTATAAATTTAGTGATTGTTTTTGAGGGTATAAATGCAATTGAATAGGCATCTAGAAAACCCCCTTCAACATTCCCCTTAAGGTTATCGAATCTTTCATTAAAGGGGTTTAATTCTGACTTTACAAATAATCCAAAATGATTTTTCTCTATTGCTTTTACATCTGCATCAAACATCCGACCTACTGGGATCTTAGTTTTGTTTAATTCGGTTTCTTCTTCCGAATCTCCCCTAAATGATTCATGTTCTAAATCTAATTTAAGATTCTTTTCTATAATCTGTGTTTTCATAGATTCTAGACAATTTTTAGTAACTAGGTCTCCTACTAAATCTATGTGTGTGCTTGATATAATACCTTCCAAAAAAACCCTTTGTTGGCCCTTTATTTCTACAACCTCTACATTAAAAGGTGCTGTAAATGTAAAACTAGGTATTTTAATCATTTGCTCCATGATTTATAGAATTTTCAAATTTATTTAAAGATTGATGTTTATTAGAACTATTATTTTGCAATAAAAATTATAGAAGATCTACAATTCACATGTGATGGTGGACAAGGCCCTTCCCATCCAGATTGAGAATCCTTAAAGTTTTCATCCATTTTAACCACCTTACCATTCAATCTTTTACAAATTGGACTTGTTCTACTATCTATTTTAGAGATCCATTGTTTATTATATTCTTCGCCACTTGATTTAAATGCTTGTAGCTTACCTTGGTTTTCTGCACGATTTGATTCTGTTCTTGAAATCATTTCTGCCCTATTTTTCCCAACATCAAAAACTTTACTTACCCTTGATTTTATTTTAGATATTCCTTCGCCGGCCATAATCCCCCTCTCTAATTCTTGTCTTAAATCATTTGCTATTTCTTCAGTCATTCCTTTGATATTATTAAAAGTATAATCTTGAATAAAATCTATTGCCTCTTTATTAACTATAAAATTCTTGGACAATTGTTTTTCTGCCGAATCCCACCCCTTTAAGAAATTATTTTTTATTACGGCATCAGAAATTGCTTTAATTCCTGCGAATTCTAATAAGCCTTTTATTGCTTTAACCAAATTTGGTAAGGATTTTATTTCTTTGATTGTGTCTTTGCCTGCTTCTTTTTCTATTAAATCTTTAATTTTCTTTTCGTTTTGTTTTAATAAATAAATTATACTTTTTTCTAATCTATCTTCATTGATTGTTTCAAATTCTCTTAGTATTAATGGATTCTCTTCTGTTTGAAGTGCTTTCTTTTCTGCTCCATTAGTTAGTATTGAACTGTGAATCATTTTTAAATCTGGATCTATTAATGTAATATTTTTTTGCATATCTAAAATTCCTGAATATCCCCTTAGTTTCAATCCTACTTCAAATATTATACTTGGGAAGTCATATTCCTCCCAAGACGTTTCTCCGAAATAACTTCTAAAATTATTCGGATCATAAGCAGTGATTTCTTCTTTATGCTTCTTTGCCCAAGCATCTGCATGCTCTATTTGTTTATCATTGTATCCTA